ATAGAACTTTGTTTTTCGTACTCTTGGACTGCTTTAAACAGCATAGAATTAACGATTGCTTCTTCGTGTTGTCTGTGTCTATCTCTTGATGCTAACTGCTCCTGTGCAACTTCTACACCATCGTGTTGTATGTTTTGGATACTTTTAGTAAGACTTTTACCTGCCTCACGCGTTTGGTTAAGACTTTCGGCTAAAGACTTTGCACCTTCGGCAATAGGATTAATATCAGGCATTTCATTTGGATACCAAGCGTTGCACAATATTAAGAATCATATCTTTACCAAAGAACACCGACGCAATGACGGCGTATAAAAGATATTCAATGCGTTGCATCCGCTTTGATCCGTTATCAAATGATTCTAAGATGGCATTATAGCGTTGTTCACACACCGCTTCGTGTACTGACAAACGCTTATCGTTCTCAGCGACTATTGCATCCATATCCATATCACCTCGCTAAAGCGTTTTGGTTTTGTTGTTCACGGGCTAGTTTGTTTCTGTTTACATTTTGTGTTGTTACAACATTTAACAAAGGCGACCATTTTTCGTTGCTATTTAATATTTGTGCAAGTTTACCTCTTTCGCTTGCAGGTAAAGTATTCAATATTTCATTCATACTTTTACCTGACTCAGCACCTTTAACTAAAACTTCCATCGCTTTGGTATTAATTTTACCTTCGATGGTTTGAATTAATTTTTTAGCAACGGCAGTTTCTAACCCTACGAAGCCAGGTATTTTCTCTGCCCAGCTACCTTCTTTAAACCCTAACGCACGGCGAGCGTTATTGATTTGTTCTTCAATCTTTGCATCACGCGTAACTTCATCTTTAATTTTCACTAAAGGTTTCATTTTTTCCATCATTTGTTCGGCGATATTAAAATTGCCTGGGCCAAAAAGTTCTTGGACGGCTTTTATGTCATTGCCTTCAACCATGCTAACAAAAGCATTTTTATCTGTTTTAAACAAAGTTTTTAATTTATCCGCCATTTCCATTTGTTCAATTTGTTTCATGCCTGCTGCATGGGTAGATAAATAATCACGCCAAGTTTTACCGCCAGCGTTTTCAATAGCGTCGTCTACTAATGGGCGAATTTCTCCAAGTAAACTAGCAATACGTTGACTTTGCGTACTTGGGTCAAGACCACCTGACCTTAACTCAGATTCAATAACATCATTAATACCTGTTTTGCGTAGTTGGTATAAATCGTTAGCGTCTATAATCCCGCCATTTGTTTGAGCTAAATTTTGCAATCTATTTTTAAGTTTTGTTAATACTGTAACTTGTATTGGATCCGCGCGAGTGCCTACTTGATTTGCAAGCGTATCTAATCTATTAGATACAGTATTAATATTTAAAGGTTGTATTCCTTTTGCAGCTAAATCAGCTAGTTTAGCTTCAGCATTTCTTGCAATTTCGCCTTGCGTTAATGATTCAGCTGCAGCTTTATTAGCAGTTTCATCCGCTTTATTGGCTAAATTCATTAAATTAGCGTCGGTAGCCAAATTAGTTGGCGCGGGATTAATAGCTCTATTTTGCGCGTCTGCAAAACGACGTACATCTTCTACGCTATTTGTTGCGGCTTGTCTTGCTAAATCAGCTTCACTTTGTAATGGTAATATTTCTACCGTACCGCGGTTAGCGTTTAACATATTTTCTTCGCGCATTGGCGTAGTTAATTTATTTAAAGTTTCGTTTGATAGATTACGGCTAGTTTTTGCTTCTGCTTCTGTAGCGCCTCTAGCCATGTTAGCCAATATATTAAACTGATCTTGCGCTTGTTTAGTTTTTAACGTGCTAAATACAGCTTTAGTATCTTTACCTTTAACTACATCAAGAAACGCTTGGTACACATCATTTTGGATGCCATAAGCGGCTTGCGCTGCATCTATATCTAATGGTGCTACACCATTGGCGGCACGAATTTCATTGATAGTATCCCCTGCCATTTTGCGGGCAATCTTACCAGCTTCTACTTTAGCGGCTTGACCTGTGGCTAAATCAATAATTTTACCCCCTACAGTCGCAATTCCTTTAGCAATAGGTGGTACAAAAACAGGAACTGCGGCGCCGACACCTGCCGCCGTAGTAGCTGATTCGTCAAAATTAATTAATTTGTTTGTGGCTACACCAACCGTGCCGCCACCAACAGCTCTTGCGCCAAGATTTACTAATTTTTCTAATGCGTTAGTTGGTACAATGCCTGTCTTAAAACCACTTGACGCTAATGATTCGGCAATCGGCGTAGCAAATTTAGCTAGTGCAGGAACTGCTGTACCAACTTTAGCTACTGCATTACCTAATACACCTGGCACCGCAACAGTTATAGGGTTAAATACTTCACCTGCAAATTCCGCCGCTTGTGTTACAGGCGCATAACTTTGTTGATTGATACCTTGCGTTATTTGATTTTTGGCTTGTAATGCTTGTTCTGTTATAGATAACGGTTTTTGACCTGTTATCATGCTAGACATTGTTGTTGAGGGTTGACCAATACCTGTAGCTCTACTAGCCACATTAGCTACGTTAAGTGGTATAGCCGACGCGCCCATTGCATAATTAATAGGAACGCCTGCCATTGTAGTTAATGTTTTAGCTGCCGTTGCAGTAGCGCCTGTTGGTGCTGATCCGTAATTAGACGTGTTTAACGGTAAACCACTCATAGGGTCGTATTGTATATCTTCAGCGCTTTGGCTAAACATATTGCCTTTTTCAGCTCCTACGTTTTGACGTTTAGGCGGCGCTTCTAAATACGATAATATTTCTGCAGGTTTATATCCACTATCTAAAGCCGTTTTTACTTTAGAACTATAATCAGGCAACGTGCCAAGATGCTTTGTAATAGCCGCATCATCATACCCAGCGTTTCTTGCCTGTGCAATTTGTTCTTGTATAGTAGCCATTATTTAAATATTTCGTTAAGCGATGGTTTAGTTGCGTTAGATGATGAATTAGATTTAGTTGGCATGTCTAGTAAACCTACGCTACGCATACGATCAACAACTTGACCCCATGCTTTTTCACGGGTATCTCTAGGTAAAGTATTGTCTGATATTTGACCTAAACCAGCCATAATAAAGTCGCGGTCAGTATTAGAAATACCTGCGCCTAATTTACCACCAAGTAAATCTGTTGCAATCTTAGTCTCAAAAGTTTTTAATTGACCAATAGCATCCGCGCCTTCAGTAGACTCACCAAAAACTCTACCTGCCGCATCAACTAATGCGCCGCCATAACTGCCAGTAGATTTTTTAATTAAATCTGTAACTTTATTAGCGCCCGTTTTAGGATCAAGACCAATAGTTTTAAGAACTTTTCTTGCGCCTTCAATGTCTTTAACTTGCGAAACCGTTTCTGTTGCGTTTAATTCACCAGTTTTTTTAGCCGCAGCTATTTTACCTTGCAACTCTGGGTTACTAGCATTAGCCATAGTTTGATACGAAATACCTTCATGTACTTTATGGCTACGAGTAGTTTCAGTTAAAGTATCTTTTGCTGTTTTTTCTCTTTCTAAATTAGCGCGGTTAGTTTCTGCTGTTACAACACGTTTTTCTGCGTCTAACCCTTGTCTTGCAAAATATGCTGGGCGTTGATCCATAGGAAGCGCTATCGCGGTTGTTACATTTTGATCTGCTTGATCTTGAGTCCATACGCCGTGCAATACTGCATCTTGAGCGTGCGCTCTAATATTATCGTCGGAAGGGTTAAATTGTAAATCAGATGCTTTTTCACGAATATTTTTTATAGCCCCTGCTGTTGTATCAACAACATTTTTTTTGTTAATATTTTCTTTATGTTCTAAGTCTATTTGCGCCGCTTGTTCTTTAGGGATTAAACCTGCGGTAACAGGATTTTTAGCTAAAGCAGCATAATATGCTTTAGTATCAAGCTTACCTGTGTCTTGATTGTAATGTTGAGAATACAATTGATTTTTAATGTTTGTAGACTCATCAGCACGTTGAGCCGCTGACAATTGATATTGCGCCAAAGCGTTTTGATTTTGAGCGTTTTGAATCTGCGACAACGCCGCATACTGATTCATCGGATTTTCAATTTGAATAGGCTTAACGCCTAATGCAATGTTTGGATCAATAGTCGCCATATTTATTCCTTAACCGCTCAAGTAAGAATTGTTCATTTGCGCATAATTTTCTACGCTAGGCGCCGAATATGACGGGTTAAAATTTCCTCCGCCATACACATTATTTGCGCCATATTGATTTGATAAATTTGTATACGCAGATCTATTATTAAACGCGTTCAACATATTTTGATTTTGATTGTAGTTTAAATAAGTTCCAAGACCGCTTGTTAACGCATTAGCCGCGCCTACAGTCCCCGCTGCCCCCGCGTTGCCCGCGCCGATTATATTACCTGCCGCAGAGTTACCAAAATTACCAATTTGATTTGCTTGGTTGTTTGCAGACGATTGACCTAAGTTAGCCAAATATTGTTGGTTTGCCGTATTCGTATTGTATGCTTGCAAATTTTGAGCGTTGTTTGCTAAATAACGATTGTAAGCGTTTTGATACTCTTGCGACCCTGATGCTTGCCCATAGTCAGTTGCAGCTCTAAGTGCGTTACCTGATATTAAACCACCTCTTGCGGCGGCGCTAGCATTTAAACCTTTCATGCCTTCGTTAAATCGAAACGCATATCCTGGGTCTGCTTCGTAATTAAACGCGGCAGGCGTATATCCTGCTTGAGAAGCTAAGTTATTAGTTGCATTTACGCCGACGTCATAAAATGGTTTATTAAGCTCAATTTGTTTATCTAACGCGGCTTGTTGAGCTGCCGTAGCTCTATTAGCTGCGTCCGCTTGTGTATTTGCGGCGCTTTTACTTGCAGCGGAGCCTATTACGGCGGCACCTGCTATTGCGGCGGCTGTCCATCCTGCTGGCATGATTAATCCTTTCTACTAATTAATACTTCGTCTATTTTATCTACATCTGTTTCGTTTGTTGCATGAATACAATACCAAATTGTATCTTCTAACGCTTCAATAACATGATTTATGTTTGCTTTTATATCTATACACGCAGGCGCTATATGTTCTTGCTCAAAATCATTTGTTTTAACAAGAACTTTTCCTTTAGCTAATATACTTAAATGACTATATTTATGAGCGTGTTGCCCAACCATAAACCCTTTCGGGATAACCATTTGTTTAGCGTATAGCCCATCCGAAAAGTTATGTATTTCGTTTAAATCAATTTCAAACGTGCCTTTCATTACCTCATGTAATTCAGTAATATGACTCATATTGCACCTTGTACTTTATCTGATCTAATAGTAACTATTAGCATAATAGCATCATCAGGCGTATTATTGGTATAACTATGTAAAATACTATTGTTAAACCAATAAACATGACCTAATTCAGGTAAAATTGCGCCGTCAGGGAAATTAAACGCCGCGCCCGCTGATGTTTGAATAGGAATAAAATATTTTTCGTAATACCCTGCACTCCACCCTGAATCAGTATGTGGGTAAATTTGTTGCCCAGGTTCAAGTTTTACTAACAAAATAGTGCCTAATTCTTCACCTTCTACCAACGCCATTAAATCAAAAATTAAATGCCTTATTTGAGGTAATTGATAATATACAGGATACCAAACAGGGCGGTGAGGCCCATTAGCGGGATGGTTTGAATTTAAAGGAACATCGATGTTAGACACGTTGTCATAACTATTGTACCTAACCCAAATATCATCGCTTTCACGGTGAGGGCTTTCGCCCGTACACCTATCTTTATACTTACCAAAAAGTCCTGGTTGTCTACGCAACGCTATCTGCAAAGGCATTACGTTAAAGTTAACGGCGATTGTATTAAAATACTTTGACATTAAAAATTTTTCCTTAGTTAATGTTCATACAATTGCCGTAATGATGCCATTAGTAACCGTAACTGTTTTACCGTCTGCTGTAGTAAAACTACCTGATACACCATTGTTTGTCAACGTATAGATGTTAAAAAAGAACCTATACCATTGTGTTGACATTAATCCTGTATCCTGTTGCAACACAGGAACTTTAGACGAAGGAATTTGGGTTATGTTTTCTGTCATACTCTTGTCGGTGATAAATGTAATTCCGCTGCCATAATTGAAATCTTAACAGGATCAGTACCTGATATTTCATACACGCGGTCACGCAACTTAACTGTCATACCTAAGCGACGCCAAAACGTACGTGTAGCATAAGCACCAAGCCTACCCATAGATGTCCAATGTTCGTTAGACCACGTATGGCCGCCATCGTCAGACCAACGCAACATAACTTGTGGAATGTAGCCAGGCGCAGCAGGATGGACATTGGTGACAAGTAAATCATGGCTTGAGCCATAATCTAAAGCAATAGCGTTGCCATCTTCCGTAATTAAAGTATCGCCTGCTTCAGTCAATAAATACCCTGTAAGTGGTATAGCAAGGCGCAAACCTGATTGCGTAGTAATATGCTCTTCAAATAAATTTTCAGGATATAAGTTAAGCCCCACGCCTGTCTCAGCATCAAGTTGCATCGAATGTTGCACCGTACGGGTAAGATTATTAGCATCCGTTGGCAACGCGCGCCATGAACGTAACCATTTTTGTACGCCAACACCATCATCATAGACATCTAAATCTAAAGCGTAGATATTACCGTTTTGATAATCGCCAACAATAATTGTGTTGTTAAAACTCATTTGGCAGTTGGAACGATGACGTGTAAATTCGCCGTTATAGAATCCTGCACGTTCATGCCACATTTGCGTAGCAACGTCATACACCCATGTTTTACCCGCAGTTGGGAAAGTTAACACATAGAACGAATGGCCTTCTTGCTGATACGTATATGCAATAGCGTCAGACAATACATCGTAGTTTTGTATGGCGTATTCGATAGCATGAGTAGAAACCCTAATAGCCGTATAACCTTGGTTACGATAAACCATACCATAACCACGCGAATCAGCGCCTAACCAAAACAAACTATTATCTAACTTAGCAATCGAATTAGCAGCTAAACAACCAACTTCGTTAAATGCACCTTGTATAGGTGCTAGGGGAAAACCCGTAGTTGCAGCGTCATACCAAACTTCAATTGAGTTTGTGCCAAATAGCCACACTTCACGATTATTAACTGCCAAAGCTGCAAGCGTATCAGGCGCAGCTTCAGCACTAGCAAAATTTAACGGGCTAATGGATAAGCCATCTAATAAATCGCAAACCCATACAATTTGTGAATCAGGCTGGTTAAACACAAAATAACCGTCGATGTAACCAACTGTAACCGCGCCTGCAAAATCAGGGTCAGTAATTTGTTGGAATACGCCTGTAGCTTTATTGTAAATAAATCCGTCTGGATCACACGCTAACATTAATTGTGTGCCGTTATCTGCTATAGACACAGGGCCAGTACCCGTTACGTTACCTAATAGTTTGACGTTGTAATTAGTGTCTATCTTATAGAACTGATTACCTGAAACAATAAAAGCCTCGGTGGTGCTTGATTGGCTTGCCCATTCAGCGCGGATAGGGCCAGTACCAATACTAAATAATTTTTTAAGCCCAGGCGCTCTATTTAAAAAGCCCGTGTCTTTACTTCCAGGTGGCGTAGCTTCAGGAAACAAGTTAACCATGCGGTTGTCTGCCGCATTGATTGACCTAGCTACATAAGCCTGTCCTAGAATAGGGCTTTTCATGTTTACGCCGTAACAGCTTTAATAACTACAAACGCAAGAACAATCGCTTCTGATAGTGATGCCGCTGTAATATTACGTACGTTAATGATTGCTGATCCTGCTGAAGCTTGCGCGTTAAGTAAATAAGAACCTGGCGTACCACCACTAATGTGGTTAAGAACTAATACATCGCTTGCGGCGATAGTTGTATTTGTAAGGGTAAACGATACAGTAGTATCGGCAGCAAGAGCCGCGCTATTTAATGTAATCTGACCATTGGTCTTGTTTAATGTTACCCCTGTAGATTTACTAGTTGCTTGCGTAACGGTGCCACCTGAACCTGTGGTATACCCTAATTTACCTGTGCCAGAAATTAAAATATTACCCGCCGCTGTAATATTACCTGTTGAAGTAATATTAACAATGGAAGTAATACTTCCTGTTGAAGTAGTGTTACCTGTTATGTTAAGTGTAGTTGCTGTTGCGTTACCAAGCGCAGGCGAAGTTAAGACAGGGCTACCAGTACAGTTACTTAAATCACCGCTAGCTGGCAAACCTAA